AGACATTTAGAATTTATAAAGTTGTTAACATACAGAGACCATTGAATAATACATTAACATATCAATTAAAGTTCTGCGACCCAAGAATGTTTTCTGCAAGGACAACTAGAATAAGTCAAACTTTAAGGGGTTCTTATACTGATATGTTATATCAAGTGTTACAAGACCCTAAAGGTGTTAACATTAAACCAAATGAAATTGAGTCGTGGGAAGAGACAAGTCCTGATAAGATGCAATTCATATGTCCTAATTGGTCAGTTGCAGAACTTACAGACCACATAGTATCAGAAGCATCTGTTGGTGGAGGAGAACAGTCATGGAAAAATGGTATGTTCTTCTTTCAGACAATCAACGGTGGATTTAGATTTACAAGTATAGACACAATGTTCTCAATGGAGTTCCCATTAGTATTCTCATATAAACCAAGAAATGCAAATATAAAAACTAAAGATATGGACATTAATGATTACAGTGGTCTGAACACTGAAATTATGCATGTAGAAAAACCAGCTCAGTTTGATACACTTAGAGGTGTTCTGAATGGTGCATATGCATCATCAATGAAAGTATATGACCCTATAAGAAAACTAGAATCTGATATTGTATATGATATGGATGAAACATTTAAAAGAGGACAACATGTTTCAGGATTCCCTTTGATAAGAACAAACATTGAAGAACAGACAAATACTGCAGACGTACTAAAGGACGATTTCACCCCAGCAGATTCGAAAGAGTTTACAAACCATCTCTCAATGAATAAAGCATTTGAAAGTGTAGTGTATTATGACTGTAGTAATGCACATGACTTTGACAATGCAGAAAACCTATCAGACAATGAAACATTTCAAACAGATGTTATTAGAGATAATGCAGTACTAGAAAGGAAAGGATTATTAGAAACACTACAACAACATCGTATTGTTGTTACCGTACCTTTAAGAACAGATTTGACAGTTGGTCAAATCATAAGGTTAAACATACCTGAACCTGAATCTCAACAGTCTAAGCAATCAACGAAAGATAACCTAAATGATAATAGATATTTAATAATAGACTTATGTATTAATGCAGACCCTATTCACAATAGAGGTGTTTGTTATTTAGAATGTGTTAAAGAAAGTTATGCAATGGATATAGAAAGTGCAGAAGTAACAGACACAATTCCTAGGAGTATATAATGAAAACTTTTTATGGTATAGTTGAAGACAGACAAGACCCTCTAAAGATTGGTAGAGTCAGAGTTCGTTGTTATGGTATCCATACAGCAAACAAACAACTTATTGCTACACCCGACCTTCCATGGGCTCAAGTGTTACTACCGACTACCTCTGCAGGGTTATCGGGTTTTGGAACACAACACGGACTTGTGGAAGGTTCTACAGTATTTGGTTTCTTTAGAGATGGAGATACGTGTCAACAACCAGTAGTCCTTGGTTCAACTGCAGGTATTCCACAAGTAGGATATAAGGAAGGACTTGATAAGAAACTTATAGAACGAAAAGTTAAGACAGGTTTTAATGACCCAAGAGAATTAACCGTTGCAGATTATGAAGAAACACCTGATGGGCCGAATCCAAAACAAGATGCAAGAAGAGGGTTTGGGTTAACCACTGCACTAGACACTGCACCAACTAAACCTGAAACCCTTGAAATCAATTATGATGGAACAGGTTCTAAAATTACAAATCCAACAGTCACCGAACTTCCAAAGTATCCATTATACATAGAAGAGTCAGACCTATCCAAGTTTGCAAGAGGTGAGGGTGATTACACTTCAAGAGACACTAGTAGTGCAAATGGTATTCCATCAAAAGCAAAACCAGTTTATCCTTACAACAAAGTTTTAGAATCTGAATCAGGTCATGTGTTGGAGATTGATGATACACTAGATGCAGAAAGAATTGCAGTAGAACATCGTTCAGGCACATTCCATGAAATACATCCTGATGGAAGTCAGGTAACTCGAATCGTAAACGACAATTACACTGTAGTGTGTAAAGACGATGAAGTGCATGTCGGTGGCAAAGTAAATGTTAAGGTGCTTGGAGATGCAACATTCGATGTTGGTGGAGATGCAAAGATTACTGTTGCAAAGACAACTGCAATAGAGTCTACAGGAAACCTATCAGTCGTTGCACCACAAATAAGTTTAGATGGTACAGTTATTAAGTTGAACTCATAATGGCAACAACCTTACCTACAATACCAAATACATTTCCATGTCCCGATGGTACAGTTATTAATCTACCATCTAAGGCAGACTTAACAAATAGTATTGCAAAGATTGGAGACATACCCAGTCAACTAAAAGTATATCTTGTAACACATGCAGACGAGATAGAAGAAGATGCAAAAAAGGATATAGAAAAGGTCATAGAAGATGTAGAAGGTTTTATGGATAAACTTGCAGATATTGCTTCTCCTTATTGGGAGAAAGGGAAAGTTCGTAATTGGGGCAAAGAAGCAAGAGAAGCTGTAGAAGAAATGTTACAAGAGTTTCATATCTATGTTCCAGTGAAGATTATGGAACTGATAGGAGATATAATTCCAGTATCCTTTGAGGTTACTATCTTAGGAATAGAAATAGACGTACTTAAAATCTTAACTAAAGAAGAACAAAAAGATATCAAAGACCAAATAGGTGCAAAGGTAGATGAGTTTTATGCATTGATTCCCGATGAGTATAAATGTTTTGACGGGGACTTTGGTATAGAATGTGATGAGTGGAAAGCAAAAGTTACATGGAAGTATCTAAAAAGTGAAATCATGGATTGGGTGTCTAACTCTTTATTCAAGTTAGGAGAGAAACTCATAAAGAAGTTTAAAGAGATATGGGATGCATTAGGTCTTCCAAGTATACCCGACATATTTGATTTTGATTTAGGTGCATTAATCAATCAATGGAAGGCAGAAGCAGAAGCAAAGTATGGTAAGGGGTCTAAAGACTATAGAGAGTATATCAAAAAGAAACTTGAAAATCTATCCATAGCAGGGTTTAGTCTCTCTGATATTACAGGTGGAGACATTGAGTTAAGTGTTCAGTCTTTAGATGATAAGATTAACGAAATGATTTCAGACTTTAGAGATTTTAAAATTAACTGGAAGAAGAAACTGCTCTTGGAGTGGACAGAAATTGTAGAAAAGTTCTTTAAAGCAATAGGACTTGGTAAGATATTTGATTTTATCAATTTAACATTTTGTGATTTGTTAAAACTTATAGGTTTTCCTCAATCAATCGACATAACAGTTCCTAAGAGTGTATAAATAGTATTATGGCAATAGATGTAGTAAACAATGCAAAGGTAGTTGCAACCAAAAACAATTATAGGGACTTGGATTTACTTTTCAAAGCACATCCAATAACTGGAGATGTTACAACTAGAAGTGATGTCGAAGCAGTTAAGAGGTCAGTTAAGAATATCATATTAACAAACAATTATGAGAGACCATTCAAGCCAGGGTTTGGTGGTTCTATAAGAGATTTACTATTTGAATTGAATACTGCAAGAAAGATAAGAAAGGTTGAAAAAAGAATAGTAGACATGTTAGAAACATTTGAACCTAGAATCTCCAACATACAAGTAAGAGTCGGAGATACCGATACAAATGCAGTTAACATGCAAGTCTTTTACACTATTAAAAATACAGAAAGAAAACAAGAAGTAGATTTCAAAATAACAAGGGCAAGATAATGGCAATTAAGAGTTCACAAATAAACATTACTGATTTAGATTTCGAAAACATAGCAGATAATCTTAAATCCTATCTACAAGGACAAGACCATTTAAAGGATTATGACTTTGAGGGTTCAACCATGTCAGTGTTAGTAGACCTTCTTGCATACTCATCACATATTGGTGCAATCAATACAAACATTGCAGGGTCAGAGTTATTTTTAGACTCTGCACAAATGAGAAAGAATGTAGTATCTCGTGCAAAGGATTTAGGATTTGTCCCTGCATCCGAAAAGGCATCTAGTGCTATTGTTGATGTTTCAATAAAAAATGTTAGAAATGCAGATGGAACTTACCCGACAGTTAGTGAAATGGCAATGACAAGAGGAACTAGACTATCTACAGTATTTGATGGATTGACATATGAGTTCGTAGTTCCCAATACAATAAATCCATCACAAAATGGAACAACATACACTTACTCTAGTGTTCCTATTATACAAGGAACATATGCAACAGACCAATTTGTGTTTGATGGACAAGTACCAAATCCAAAATTTGTATTATCAAATGAAAGAGTTGACAGAACACAACTCAATGTTTCTGTAAACTCTGCTGGAACATCAGACACTTATACACTTTCAACAGATGTATCTAATATCACTACAACTTCTAAAGCATATTATGTGCAAGAGAATGAAGATGCATTTGTTGAAATCTATTTTGGAGATGGTGTATTAGGTAAACAATTACTTGATGGTGATGTTATTACTGTTACTTATATCATAGTTGATGATATTCATTGTGATGGTTCAAGGGACTTTGTATTAGAAAGTTCTATTAATGGATATACCGACTCTACTATCACGACAACTTCAGTTTCTACAGGTGGTGCAGAAAAAGAAAGTATAGAGTCAATCAAATTTAAAGCAACAAAGTTTTACACTTCACAAAACAGACTGGTAACACTGAATGACTACAAAGCAAAAGTCAGTGAGTATTACCCGAATGCAGATGCAGTTGCAGTATGGGGTGGTGAAGACAACAATCCACCCGAATATGGTAAAGTATTTCTTGCTATCAAACCATTAAACTCTGATTACTTATCAGATACAGAGAAGACTGCAATCAAAGGTAAATTGAACTCTCTAAATATGTTGACAGTAAGACCAGTTATTGTAGATGCAGAAATCGTCAAGGTTCTTATTTCAACAACATTTAAATATAACGATAGAGCAACAACTCTTTCACAAGGAGAGTTAGAAACATTGGTAGAGTTAACAATTAATAATTTTGATAGAGATAACTTAACTAACTTTGATTCTATATTCAGACATTCAAATCTAATTAAAAATATTGATGATTGTGAAGGTTCTATTCTTTCTAATACAACAAACATAAGATTGAAAAAGAGTTTAGCAATAAAGGCAGCACAACTAATAGGATACTCATTAACAACTGGTAACGGATTATATAATCCAACAACTGGTTACAACAAAGAAAATGGTGGGATAACATCGACAACTGGATTTTATGCCCAAGGTGATGCAACCAACATTCAATACTTTGACGATGATGGGTCAGGAAACTTGAGAAGATTCTATCTATCAGGTGCAACAAGAATTTATACGGATAATTTTGCTGGTACAGTAGATTATTCTACAGGACTTTTATCGGTCAATGCCATCAACATAACTTCAACAGTGAATGTAGATAGTACGATTGATTTTACCTTAATACCGAGCAGTAACGATGTTGTTGCGACAAGAGGAATCTTAATTGATATCTCTAGTTCTGATATCTCGGTTAAGGCAGAAGTAGACACCATCGCAAGTGGTGAAAGTAGTGCAGGTGTTGGATATTCTTCAACATCTACATCAACATATTAATTTATGGATAAAGTGGTCTAAGACTGTAGGTTCAGTGCTTAGAGTAGCATCCCATTAATTTGGTTTTTATAGGAGTAAACTAAAATGGCAGATAAAAAAATAAGTGCATTAACACAAGTATCAGATTCTGATATCGGTGCAGATGACCTTCTACATATTGTAGACAACCCAGGCGGAACACCCGTCAACAAGAAAATGACTATCGGTCAAATGTTTGAAAACATCCCAACTCACTTAGCAGTTGACGATATCACAACATTGACTGCAACTGCAAGTAACCTTGCAAGTTCTTTTGCAACTGCAATCGACCTTTCAGGTGCATCAGCAGATGTCGCTTTCACATTAGACAACGGAACAGACGTTGGTCAGTTAAAAGTAATTTATGCTTCAACTGAACCTGCATCTTCATACGTTGCAAATATAACTGTAACTTCATGGGGTACAAGTGCGACTGGTTCAAACCAAATCGTTCTTTCAACTCTTGGTGAAGCAGTTATTTGTTTTTGGTCAGGAACTAAGTGGTTTGTAATCGCTGATTCAGGATTAACAGCATCAAGACCTGCAATAACATAAGGATAATAACTAGTGTCTAAGAATCATACTTTAAAGGAGAGACTCTCATACAGACTTCCTTCATTACTTCCCGAGTACTTGAAGTCAGAAGCACCTGCATTTGAATCATTTCTTAAAGCATATTTTGAATTCTTAGAAGCAGAAGTATTAACTTTAACAGAACAGGGCGATTTAGATGGTATCGCAAACGAAGACGGTACGGGTTCTATTTTTTTAGAAACTGCTACCGTCTCACCATCTCCCGATAAAGACACATCAAAAATTATTTTTGAACAGACTGCAACAAATAGAAATGCAAGTGCAGACCCCTTTACTATTGGGGAGTATGTTGTTGGTTCAAAAAGTAAATCAGTTGCAAAGGTAGAAGTTATCAACGGTAATGTACTTTACCTAAAATCAGTTTCTGGCAATGGGTTTTCAAAAGGAGAACTCGTAACTGGAAGAGATTCTAATCAAACAGGAACAGTTGGTTCTTATAAAGAGAACTCTATACTTGCAAACAACAGATTATTAGACTATTCAGATATTGATGAAACAACAGAGGAGTTCTTACAGTATTTCCAAAAAGACTTCATGCCATCAATTGACCTTGCAACTTTACAGAATAGTCGTCTAACAATTAAAAACATAACAGACCTTT